ATGAAACTCAACAAATCTACTGTTGATGCTATTCCATTAACTGAAAAAGGTCAAAAAATATATAGAGATGCAGAACTGATCGGTTTTGCTGTTCGGGTAACTAATAAAAGTAAAACCTATATTGTTGAAAGGAGGCATGAAGGTGAACTCTATCGAGTGACAATTGGTAAAACTACCGATATTCCTGCAACAAATGCTCGAGCAAAAGCTCAGATGATCCTGGCGAAAATTTCAAACAATGAATATGAAAAGCCTATCAAATTAAAGAATGTTGCTAATCCTTTAGATATTACAGTGAATGAAGCTCTTCAAATTTATATTGATAGAAATGACTTTAGGCCAAAAACAATTAGGCAGTACCGTAAGTACTTTGATTTATATTTGGGGTGGGGCAACAAAAAGCTTTTCCAGATATCTAAGCAAGAAGTACTGGATCGATTTATTGAGGTATCAGAAGTAAGTGAGTCGTCAGCAAATGGTGCTGTATCTCTTTTAGGTACCTTATGGAAGTATATTCATGTTCTTTATTCAACAGATGAGAACCCGATTCTTAAAAGTAATCCAGTTGACATTATTTCCGTAACAAGAGGTTGGAATAAAATAGCAAGTAGGGATAGACATCTCCATAAAGACATCATTCACAAATATTACAATGCAGTGCTTCATTATGAAGATGAGTTAAATCTGGAAAATACTGCTAGGTCAAACACGCATCGGGATATCGTATTGATGTGCATGTATACGGGATGCCGTAAACAGGAGGCATGTTGTCTAAAGTGGTCTGATGTAGATATTAAAAATGGTACCTTAACTTTTAGAGATACCAAAAATGGTTCAGATCATACTTTTCCTATTGGTGATCATCTACACAGTATTTTGCGTGAACGTTGGTTATTAAGAGAAAACGATTGGGTTTTCCCAGCTACTAAAATGCCTACTTCGTGGAATATGCATGCAACTAAGGTAGATACATTATTGAATAGAGTGGGTAAGGAAGTTGACTATTACGTTTCAATGCATGATTTCCGTCGTACATTTGCCACTATATGCAACCTTTTAAGATTTAATATTTATGTGACAAAAAGACTTCTTAATCACACGGCTAAACCAAGAATTGATGTCACAGGTGGATATGTTCAAATTCCAGATGAGGAATTAAGAGCTTCAATGAACATGATTGAAGCGGTGTATCAAGGCAAGATTGATTGCTTTAATTACCAATCTGTTTGGGCAGAAAGATTAAAAGAAATAAAGGCGGTTTAACCGCCTTAAACTGTTGCAAGTTGTGCTGTATTAAGCACAGTCTTGCTTTGCTCATACTTCAAAACGTCCTTCTTTTTATATGAAACACGTCTTCCAATTTTCGAAAAAGGCAGTGATGATTGATCACAACGCATTCTAGCTAATGTCCATGGTGAGCAATCTAAATAAAGAGCCACAACTTCTTGGGGGAATTTTTGCTCTTCATTAGCCATAATGAAACGATCCAAATATTCTTGCTGTTCTTTTTCAGAAAGATTTCTCAAATCTTTTAGCATTCACGCCACCATTCTATAAATACGTTTAACTTCATGGTCCAGCTCATCCATTGCAGAGCGACCTTCTTTGAAATATTTCAAAAGCATTAGTTTGTATCGCTCTTGAGCTGCTTTGTTCATCACACCTTCGTTGCTTACTGAAAGGGTGCCTTTATTACCTTTAATTAAGTTCACGCCGTGCGGTGTGCCTTTCCCGCGATACCCGGCATTTACGTTGAACACAATGAACTTCTCGAAAAGCTGCATTGGTAGCAGCTTTGGCTCGAAAAGAAACTCTGGAGTAGTTTGTTTTGACATTAGAAAGGTTCCTCCAGTAAATAATCAGGTTCGTTTGATGCTGGATTTTCTAACTCATAGCGGCGTTTCTTAACAAAATCCATGAGTCGTGATTGAATCTGTGGATCTCGTGCAGCCACATCTATTTCCAAAGCATCTAACGTAGTAAGGTCCGGTGCAGTTTGGATCTGGACCATTAAAGAGGGTGGCTCATTCGTAGATGCCTGTTCTTTTTCTAGCTCTTCAAGACGTTTGTGAGTGGCGAGAAGGATAGGCTTCATTTGTTCGTCATCCCATGTGCGGGTATAACGATAAACCGCATTTACTTCTGCAGGTGTTTTTGAGTCTTTAACTCTTTGCAGCAGGGTATCAAGTTTATTTTGATATTCAGGATCTACTTTAGGCTCGTTGGTAACTGGAGTTAATAGATCCTCGGAAGCTGTGACATTAGTTTGTTCTGTAATAACAATCGCTGGCTGTTTATCTGCAGGGAAAACTTCAGAAGGTATTACTTTTGCCACTGGCTCAGCTTTTGATTTCTTGCCACGCTGTTTCTTTTTTTCATCACCTAAGCGAATAACACTTAAGTCATCATTAACTTCAAAACCTAACGCTTTGGACAGTGCTTTTAATTGAAGCTTGGCGTTTTCTGCATCACGTTGAACGAAGCCACTGTTAATAGAATCAATTAATGCGTTAGTTTTGAAATCTAAAATATAAACCGTAGGTGAATATGTACTGATTACATAAACTTCCTGACCGTCTTCATACTCATCAATAGTTAATGGCTTTGTGAATGTAATGCCAGCTAGTTCAATGGTTTCGATTTTGATGCAGAATTCAAAACCTGGTTTACCAAACACAGAAGCGGGGAATTGATCTAAGTCAGAAAAGTCCAACATGTCTCCAATAGGACGACAAAGAACAGTTTTACCTTTTTGAAGAGCTGCAAATGCTTCAGCTGCAGTGATTACATTATTCATGCTGTCATCCCCGTTTTAGCTAATGTTTCAATGTCTTGTTTAACTGCTGGTAGTTTTGCTGCTTCAATTTGGATCAGGGCATCTATGCCGAAGTGCTCACAAACTGTTTTTACATCGAGGCCACGTTCAGCAATAAAGTTTTGAAGTTCGTCTCTTTGTTGATCTGAGATACCGTTAAATTCTGGTGGACTAATCCAAGTGCCACGTTGTTTATCAAACGTGCAATTCAATGCTTTAGCTCTCATTAACATTGCTTGTCGCATGTTCTGGTAATACATGTGTTCTTTATCAAGCGACTCAGTTAATTGATTTAGATCACCTGCATGCTCAGCTTCTTCACAGCTTTGTTTCCAGTTTTCTAGCTCTTCTTGGGCTTTAGCTGCTGCAAGTTGTGCAGGCGTTAAGGTGTTAATGTGATCTTTAGCTTGAGTAATCAGGTCAGCCAAGAAAGTAGGGTGTGCTTTAAGATCAGGTACCCATACTTCACCGGTTTCACCGCCTAAAGCACCTGAGTTTTTCGCATGATGTGTAGGCGAAGGTTTGAAATTAATAACGCGGGCATTTTTACCTTCACCAGTAGTAACAGTTGTTAGATAACCCATGACATCTGCGATACGGTAAAGCTCGTTACGGTTTTTACCACCTAGATCTGGGCGGTAAATAATTTGATCACCGTTTTGATCTTCTGATGCGTGTGCAATGAAAACAACATCTTTACCTAAACTGATCAAAGTATTAATGTATTGCTTGAACGTTTGGTTCGCTAAACCTTGAGCCTTTAACTTTAAAGAACCATCTTTTTGACGGTTATTTGCCGTAAGTAACAGGTGGGTTTTAATGCATTCAAGCATTGCACCCACGGTATCAATGACTACGGTTTTATATGGTGCTAAGTCCTGCGGAGTAAGGTTTGCAACATCACTCCATTGTTGAACCTGTACAACTGCACCACGACGTAATTCACCAGTACGGTGAGCACCACGGTCAAAGTCAAAAGAAATTGCTTTTTCCGCAGTAAAGCCCATCGATGATTTACCTAAACCCGGATCTGCGTATAGGTACACAATAATTGCTTGAACCAATAAAGTTTGGTCAGCAGTAATAATCGGTAGAGCCATTTTTCTTATCCTTATCTTGAGCCAGTGAAGCCGCGCTTAGTTTTATAAGCCTTGCGGTCATAAGTAGGGATATTTGTTTCCCGCAGTTTTATAGCGAGCTGCTTTCTGCGCTGAAAATCGATTTCTTGGGTGAGTTCATTCCAAACTTTTGGATAAGAAGTTTGGAACCTGAACACATTTAAAGGCGTCTTAACTCCGTCTTTAACTTTGTAAAGAACTGAGCCATTAGCATTAGATGCGTACACTTGCCAGCCAATACGAACAGAGTAGAGGCCCTTATCATCACGGCCTAAAAATGACTTGTAGCCGTCAGGGTGCTTTTTAAAATTAGTCATCTTTAAGCCTCCACCAACTTGTTACGTTCGATGAAGCCTTTTAGAAGGCCATTAATGTTTCGGATGTCTTCAAATTCGGTGAAATCGTTATATGACTTACCGTTAATATCAGTGATTTCATTTACAGTGAGTTGGGTAATATCAACAGCGGTGAATTCAGAACCCGGAACGCCGTAGCTGTCTGTATGAGCTTCAAAATCAAAGCTAACGTTTAAACGGAAACTATCTAATTTGATTACGGCAACGCCAGAATGTTTACCTGTGATTTTGGCAGTTAAGACACCGTAAGTACTTGGTTGAGTCTTAGGGGTAAAAGAGAAGGGGCTTCTTTTGCTTGGAAAGCTGGCTGCAATTGGCAAGCAACTAAAGAACCACCAGAAATTGCAAGAGCAGCCATGCTGACAAATGCAAAGGAGTTGAAAAGGGTAGCTTTTACGTTCATAATTGATCTCGCAGTTTGCAAAAGCACATCGGACCTGGGGAGGGGCGGTGTGCTTTTTTGATGTCTACGAGATAAATATAAGAAAACTTAGTTTTATTGTCAATAAGAAATCTTATTTTAATTTAAGAAAGCTTACTTTTATGCTTTAATAGACAAAAGAAAACCCACCGTGGAGGTGGGTTGGGTGGGGTTACCGTGTTTTATTTTTTTGGTGATTTCAATTGTTCTAATTGGTGTTTTGCATGCTCTGCTATATTTGAATAATCCTCAATAAGAACTTCTAATAATTGCTCATTTTCCAAAATTGGCACAAACATCTGAGATATTGCTGATAAAAAAGTTGTAGTAGGCATTACTACGGTCACAGACTCATTAACTAGAGTATGAGTAGAATCCGATTCATCAGCCGATAAAGCACCAAAAGTTAAGCGTGTAGTGTGTGAATTCATTTTAATTTCTGCTATTTCATCAGCATAAATAGGTGTTTTATCTGATCTATTTATTTTTTTTGGCTTTGAAGATAGATCTGTAACACTATGCTGGATTTTATTGCTTGATAACATATTTTAAACCTTACTCAAAAGTAAATTCTTTGATTTCGATACTTTGTGCTTTTGTAGCACTAAACCAAGTGGTATGACTGTTAGAGCCAACGGCAATTTCACGAACTTGTGTATTTAAATTTGGTGTTGATGCTGTTAGAACTCTTTCTTCAAACAATATTTTTTTAACCTTTTTAAATGTTGCAAACTCTATTTGACCAGAATTCCATGGTTGGTATGGTTTGGTCATAGAACTATTATAAAAAGCAATATCAACATCATAACCAAGAGCATTTGCAAATGAGCAAATACTCTCAATAGTGAGGTTGGAGTCTCCTGACAATATTCTAGTTACTCTGCCTTTGCTAATATTGCAAGCTTCCGCCATTTCTGAGCGTGACTTCCCTGAGTGCAGCATAAGCGCATTGAGTGCTGAAGCCCATTGAATTTTTTTTACTTCAATTGCAGAAAAATTAGAGATTGTTTTACACATTACTTTTTTATTATTCATATTATTCTCTCCTGAAAACCTTTAGGATTATTGAAAAATGGTAGCAAGGCATCTCCAATCTCTTTAATTTTGGGGTTTTGATGTAGATTACTATCTTCACGTTTCGTTAGTATTCGTAGAACCATTATCGCTTTACTATGATTCATATAACACCAATAAATACGCACTGCACTTTTCCTAATTCGTAAGACATTAACATCAACTGTTTTGTGGGCATTTTGAATTCTGAAGCCAGATTCATGACATGCTGTACTCGAGTAAAACCCTTCTAGTGGTAGCCCGTGATATGCGTTTTCATTTAACTGAATTAAACCTTTTCGTGCATGTTTAGCACTTGCAGGATCGGACTGTTCTATACTAGAAATATCCTGATTTAAATAACAATTTCTAAAGTCTGCATAAGCCGAAGCATGAAAAACCCTGTAACTCTCATCAGTATCTTCAGGTAAAACCAATGGCTCTGGAAAACCAGTTGCCAATCTCGTAAAGTGTATATTCATGTTAGTTTACTTATAAGTCAACAATTTTGCAAAATACTGGTTATGGTTTTTGACGATTACTCATCATAAATTTGCGATTATTTACAAATTACTGTTTCATCTCCATGTAATTTTAAAGCGCAAAATCCCACAAAGCGGGGTAATAGCTGACATTAGTCAATCCAAGACCTTACTAAGCTTGGATGGAAAGACCGACTTATCATCGGTCTTTTTTTATTATTTAATTTTCTGTCCAAGCTTTCCTTATTTTACCAACTGCACTACTTGTTCATTTGTAAGGACTGGAATAAAGACTTTATCACCAATGTCCTTTGAGAGGATCTTCACTTCTTCGGCTGTTAGCACCAAAGCTTCACCATGTTTCGCAGCATCATTGATGCGAGCAATAATCTGGTTGATTGGTCGTTTTGAATTGTCCATAAGTCTTCCTGTGATTAATGCGAATAAGGATGTTCTTGTCTGTGCTGACTTGGTGGTACGATGTCAGTAATAGCTGTAATGCTTTCTACCTCATCCATTTCAAAGAAAAATCGCTCACCACCATTCACAGAAAGCAAGCTTAAAACCCCGCCATTTATGCCAACAAATTCTTTAATTGTGCATCTTCCATCCTTCAAGCATACCTGAACAAACTCATTCGGCACGAGTTCCGCATCTGGATCACAAACCACATACCATCCATTACGGATAGCTGGAAACATTGAGTCGCCAGTGCCTTTAATACCATAGGCTCTTGGTCCTGCTGAGTGAGTTGGAACATACCCATCTCCAGCATTGCCTTCATAACCCATATCTGTGAAATAGCCATCCATGCCCATCTTTGAATAAGCCTTAACAGGAACATATCTTTTTTGGGTGGGGAATGGTTTAACAGGTATTTCAAGAAATTTAACAGCATCTTCGCTATCGGGAATATTGTATTTTTTCTTAAAAGCTTCGATATCCAGAACTTTCAATTGCGCAACAGTGCTATCCAACTTAGGTCCGCTTTCATCTCCATTAGTTATATATGAAGTCGACACTCCGAAATAAGCGGCCATTTTGCTTAATGGGTCTGCTTTAGGAGCATAAGCATCTTTCTCCCAACCAGTGACATTAGGCGCACTAACCCCGACGATTTTTGCCAACTCGCCTTGGGTTAATTTCTTTTCTCTTCGTAAGGCGCGAATACGCTGACCCATAGTTTCTAGATTCTTCATATAAGTTATCTTACATCTTGCAAAAATAAGTTATCTTTGTTTTAATGCTAAGAAATCTTATTTTTGAGGTTGCACAAATGACCAAACAGGAAGCTTATGAGTTGCTTGGTGTCAATGGTGTTGGCTTAGCAAAGTTATTAGGAATTGAGCCACCTGCTGTTTACCAGTGGCCAAATGAAAAGATTCCTTTAGCTCGCGAATACCAAATCAGAGATTTGGCAAATGGCAAAGAACCAATCAAACGAACTACTTCAAATGCTTAGGACCTAACCATGAGCAAATTATCAGTTGATATATCTGCAAGCGCCAGAAATGGCGTATCCCGCATATTGCATGGTCTTTATATAAGCAATCAAAAAGAGATTGCTGAACAATTAAAAGTTGATCCAAGCACTATAACTCGACTTAAAACAGATAAGAAAAACAATGGCTTGAATGAAATTGAAATGTTTTGCGAGCTATTGAGTTTGCTTGGATTAAAAGTCGTTCCTAAAGATTACCAGAGCATTGATAAGGAACGTGTTGCTGCACTTTTAGTCATGTCTAAAAGTTGGATGAACCGTATAGAAACAGTTGATGACCTATTTCATGACGAAATCAGTGGTCAAAAGGAAAAGCTTGGATATTAAAAAAGCCTGATCTCGGAAATCAGGCTTAGTTAATTCAATTACTGGCTAGAGGAATCGAATATGCAAACTAATTTACCAAATCAACAGCAAATAATCCAGAGCTGGTTTGAACCGGCCCTCCACACACTTAAAGCATTAATCAAAAAGTGTGAAGAGAACCTAGAGCGAATTAAAGCTGACACTAAAAATGCGGCTGTTAAGCGTGATGACTTCAAGGACGTTTTAGTTCGTCAGCATCGTATTACATATAACCATGCTGAGGAAATTATCAAAAGCCTTGGTCGTGCTGGGCGTATTCGCTTCTTGGGTAGCACATACATTCAGATTAAAGAAGGCGGTGAAGCATGAATACTATGAATCACCCTTTAATCCGCTACCACGGTGGGAAGTTTCGGTTAGCACCTTGGGTATTAAGCCATTTCCCCAACCATACTTGTTATACAGAAGCATTTGGTGGGGCAGCAGGGGTATTACTCCAAAAACCACGAGCTTATGCTGAAGTCTATAACGACCTTGATGGTGAAATCGTCAATTTATTTCGAGTGCTCAGAAACGAAGAGCACCGAAATAAATTAATTGAACAATTGGTTTTTACCCCTTATTCAAGGGATGACTTTCAAGGAGCATGGGAACCATGTGACGATCCTATTGAAAAAGCACGCCGTTTAATTGTCCGAGCACAAATGGGTTTCGGTTCTGCAGGTGCTACTAAAGGAATTACAGGATTTAGGATTGATACAAAAAGGGCATATGGTACCGCCCAATCATTATGGATGACCTATCCAAATCATTTAGCAATCGTTGGCCAGAGATTGTCTGGTGTTCTTATTGAGAATCGTCCAGCGATTCAAGTGCTTCAAGATCATGATGATTCGGAAACTCTCCACTATGTAGATCCACCCTATGTTCATGAAACACGTTATTCAGGTGCTAAGAATGGGCGTGTTTATCGTCATGAAATGTCTGACCAAGACCATGAAGAACTCTTAAAAGTTTTACTCGAGCTAGAAGGCAAAGTGATTGTTTCTGGCTATCCGAGTGAACTTTACAACGACTATTTAGCCAAGTGGAAACGTGTTGATACAAGTGCACGTATCTCATCAGGGCGTGGGACTGATGTCCGCACAGAATGCCTTTGGATTTCTCCAAATGCGCAACACCAAGATTTATTTGGAGGCATCCATGTATAAATATTTACATCACATAAGCGACTTTATGGTAGATACGGCACACCTTAGCCCAGTTGAGGAGTGCTTTTATCGTCGCGCTCTAGATTTCTATTATTTGCATGAAAAACCTTTACCCAAAGAAACCCAGTCGGTTTTTCGTCGGTTACGTGCAAATACCAAAGAAGAAAAGGATGCAGTATTAATTGTGCTGCAAGAGTTTTTTGTGGAAGAGGAAGACGGGTTTCACAACAAACGTTGTGATTCAGAAATCGCCGCTTATCAAAAAGTAGGGGATAAAAATCGCGAAAATGGTAAGAAAGGTGGACGTCCACGTAAGGAAAAACCAAAAGAAAACCAAAGTGAAGGCGACTCGGTTAATTCTGAAAACCCACAAAAACCCAGTGGGTTAATTTTGGGTTCCAAAAGTGAAAGCCAAAATAACCTTAACCATAAACCGTTAACCGATAACCAATATATAGATAGTAGTAGTAATGCGCGTGAAGAAAATTCGCAATTTACACCAATTCAATTTGCTCAGTATCAGATCGATGATCACAAGCGTTATTCAATGCGTGAATTCATTTCTGAATACAGCGAGTTTCAATACGACTTCATCTCACTTGCTCAACAAAGATTTGTTTCGGTATCTGAAATCGACTTGAGAACAATGATTCAAAATTTCGGTGACTGGTACTTTGCAAACGAATCAAGTTCGTTGAATACACCAAGCATCTGGTTGGTTAAGTGGTTCTCTTGGGTTCAAAACAACGAGAAACAAGTTGCTGCTAACCGCAAGAAACAAGAGCAAATCAATTCAGCTGGTCAAAAACCACAAGAGTCGGGTTACTTCGCTAATCTTTTTGAAGAACAGAGCGAATCTCAAATCGTGGATGTAACCCCAGCAAAAAAGTTTCCAATGATTGAGGAGGTAGGTCATGCATGAGATTACCTTGAACGAAGTGCGTCAATTAATCGCATCTCTTCGCACTGTTTACGCTGCTCAGTTCAATAAGCAATTTCCAGCAACAGGCGAAAGTGCAATTCCTCTGTCAGTAGTTGAGCAAATTGCACTTAAAACACTGGTTGGCGTTCAACAAAACCAATTTAACAACGCACTTGCTCGATTACTTACAGCAGGTGGGCGTTTTATGCCGTCATTTGCAGAGTTTCGCACCTGGTGTATTGGTGAAAGTTGGATGTCTCCAGAGGAAGCTTGGTCACGTGCATGTAAGTTTACTGCTGATCGTTCGGTGGTTATTACACAAATTACAAAGTATGCATTAGACGAAGTTATGTACTTGATCGAAGCCGGTCAAATGAGAGCAGCTCAAGATAATTTCTTCGGAACCTACAACATAATGGTGGCTAAAGCGCAATTAAAAGGCCGTCAGCAAGAGTTTTACACTCCACCGCTACAACTAGAGCATAAAGAACCTGAACACACTCCAGTAAGCAATGATGAAGCACAAAAGCATCTCAAATCTTTGATGGAACGGCTAAAGATTAATGGTCGTAAACCTGCACCAGTACAAAAGCTTAAAGCTAAGGAAAAAGAACCTGAGCTTGCAAAGGAATTAGGGCCAGATCCTTTCGACAATCCACATGAATACGCAGAGATGTGCCGTCGTGAAGGTATGTCTATTCCAAGAAATATTCTTAAGTTAATTGATGGGGCGAATGTATGAAATACAACATTGTCTCAGTTTCTGGCGGTAAGGATTCAACTGCAACTTTGTTGTTAGCAATGGCATGGGATGTTGAAAATCTACAAGCAGTCTTTGCTGACACTGGCCATGAACACCCAGCGACTTATGAATATGTCGAATATTTAGAGCAAATCTTAGAAATTCAGATTCAAAGAGTTAAAGCTGATTTTAGTTATGAAATCGAATGTAAGCGCGACTATGTGAAAACTAAGTGGCGTGAGAAGGGTGTATCTGAATCAGTTGTAGAAAATGCTTTAGCAGTACTTAAACCTACTGGCAATCCATTTTTAGACTTGTGTCTTTGGAAAAATAGATTCCCATCAACACGTGCACGTTTCTGTACATCCGAATTGAAAGTTAAGCCGATCCAGCAATTGTTTTATCCAATTTTAGAAGATGGACACATGATTTTGTCATGGCAAGGAGTACGTGCAGATGAGTCTTTAGATCGTAAATACCTTCCTGAATGTAATGAGGTTATTCAAGGACTTTACAACTACAGACCAATTTTGAAGTGGTCAGCAAAAGATGTTTTCCAAGCTCATACAGACATGGGTATTGACCCTAATCCTTTATACAAACAAGGCATGGGTCGTGTTGGTTGTATGCCGTGCATTAACTGCAACAAAGATGAGCTAAAGGAAATTGCAAAACGTTTTCCTGAGGAAATTGAACGTGTAGCGGAGTGGGAGCGAATTGTAGGTTTAGTTTCAAAGCGCCAATCAACAACCTTCTTCACTTCTGATTATCGAGGGCATGGCATTCACCAGCTGGTGGAATGGTCCAAAACTGTGAGAGGTGGCAAACAATACGATTTAGTTGAGCAAATGACAGGTATTGAAGCTTGTTCATCTGCTTACGGTTTATGTGAGTAGGGGCAGGAGCATGAATAAATTTGAGATTTTAGCGTGGGGTTTACTCATTTCTCTTTTTACAGCAGCTATTAGCGGGGCGGTGGTTTTGTGGTGGTTAGCAAGAAAGGGTGCAGTAACCAAACACGACAAGGAGTGCTCATTATGAAAATTTACATGACAGAAGAAGATGTGCTGAACGCAATCGCTGGTGGTGATGTCGATGCTAATGATTGTTTAAACCAAGCTGACCCAAACTTTGAGAAGCGATTCAAAAGACTAACCAAAGGTCTTGAAAAGCTTATAAAAGATATTCGTAAAAGCTTTCCAGATGCAAATTACTACAGTGCTAATGACGGGCTTTTACTAATGCTTGGTGAGTCGCATAGCAATAGCGGTTCGCCTCAACAAGAACTGGTGGCAGCCGATGGGGGCTTAAAATCCATGCTTAGTGGGGGCGACTTCTAATGAAACTAACTAAACAGCAACGTGCTGAGCTAAAACAAAAGTTTGGTGGACATTGTGCTTACTGTGGTGAATTGCTTGGCGATAAGTGGCATGCAGACCATATCGAAGCAGTGAAGCGAGATTTAATTCATGTTGGTGGTGGAAAGTTAATTACGGGTGAAATGACTAGACCGCAAAACGACACTTTAGAAAACATGAACCCTGCATGTGTTCCTTGCAATACAAACAAATCGTCTATGCCGCTGGAAGGGTGGCGAAAAATGCTTACACATTACCGTGATGTGCAGTTATTACGTGATAGCACACATGCTCGTCATCTGCTTCGTTTTGGACTGATTGAAATTAAATCTGAGCCTGTGAAGTTCTTCTTTGAGACCTACGAGCCTTGTGAACATGTGTTTTCGGACTGGGAAAAATTAGAGCCTGAGCCGAACTTAAGATTTCGTTGTCTGGATTGCGGGAAGGAGATCTAAATGGATAAAAACGCATTACAAGAAAAATTCGAAGATATTGCGATTCAGAATTGCTGGAACATCAATAAGTATCCTGCTGGTTGGGATGGTCACAGTGATGATGAATATGTAGATGATTTCGTAAATGGCGCTTGGTGGTGTTTTCAGTACCAGCAAAAGAAAGTGGAGGAGTTGCAGAAGCGTTTAGATTGGGCATTAAAAGAGACTCAATATGCTTTGAAGTATGTTGAAGAGGACATGCGCGGCAATCATGAGTTTTTACAATTGGCAATGATTCGAACCTTTAAATCTTTAGAGCAAGAGCTCAAAGGTGGTGAGCCTAAATGACATCAATGAGCCTTGCTGATTACCGCATTACATGCCCGAAAGTTAAAAAGAAAAAGAGCCGAAACAAGTTTAATGCTTCGAAAATTAAATTGGATGGAATGACTTTTGACAGTACCAAAGAATACAAACGGTATATCGAGCTTAAGGCTCTTCAACAGCGAGGTGAAATTAAAGAATTGCAGCATCACACAAAATTTGAATTGGCACCTAAGACAAAAATCGAAGGGGAGAAACGAGTAAAACCAGCACTTAGATATTTTGCTGATTTCACTTACTTAACGGCAAAAGGTGAATACGTCGTTGAAGATGTGAAGTCTGCAGCTACCAGAAAGTTACCAAGTTATCGCAATAAAAAGCACCTGATGAAAACAGTTCACAACATTGATGTAAGAGAGATTTGAGACCGATGAATATTAATATTGAAGCAAAGCAAGGTGGTTTTACACTTCTCGATTTAGCTCAAAAGACTATGGATGGATTTAAAGAAGAAGTTGTTGGAACTGGAATTAAAAAAGGTGGCAATAATCCAGCAGCAATGATGATGCAAGGAATGCCTTCCCATGTAACTGCATTGTTGTGGGCATTAGTGAGAAGTACTGAAATTGGTGATCGTCATTTTGCTTTATTACAAAATTTTCTGGTAAGTGAGGTTCGTTTAGTAATCCATAATAAAAATATCAAATTTACTAAAACGAAGCCTAAGGATGTAGCAAAGGGAGTTTCCCGCTCTGCAATTACCCAATTTTTATTTAAGCGCCGTACATGCACTAAATGTAAAGGTCTACGATTAGAAAGATCTGGAGAAGTATATAAGCCTTGTTCAGTTTGTAGATTTGGCTTGGAAGGTTATTCGCAAACAGAAAAGCACAAATTATCTAAATTAGAGGTAGCAAGACAGGTTTATTTACGTTCTTATTTACCTTTAGAGGTTGATGCTACACGCATACTTATGGATTGGTATATGGAATTAGACATGCATTTAAGAAAGTATTTTTCATATGAAGTAGAAGTGTATGACCTTTGAGCTTGCTTCGGGTGCAAATTTAAGGTACATTTTTCCCATACTGGTAAAGTGTATCTAATACATTACCAAATAGATTTTAAAGCTCGCCAAATGGTGGGCTTTTTTGTTTTTACTGAATTATGAAATTTGAGGGTTAGGCCCTATAATTTCCATTATAAAATTTAATAGGAATAAGAAATGGGTAGTGTGCCTAAATTCTATCAATTTGGTAATAGTCATTATAATCTTGACCAAATTGTCAAAATAACTTCGAGTTCTGATCTGAGTTCAGTTTTAGCCAATTTTTCTGATGGTTCAGAAGTTGAATTTACGTTCGATAGTGAGGATGAATACAATCAATTCATCCACTTAATAAGAAGTATTAACTTTACTTCAGATTTAAATTTTTAATATACAGAGTATATTGGGGTACAAACGGCCTGCTAGATTTTAATTATTAGCGGGCTTTTTTACTTAATGTGTTAAGCTGAACTGAATAATTTTTGGAAAAGTACAATGTTCATTTGTGTTGGTGGTGAGTTAGACGGCCAGAAAATTGAAAAAGAAGGTCGTTTGTTAAAAGCTTCTGATATCGACCCAACATTCACAACTGAGTACTACAAGCAGGTTTTTAACCGCGACAACATTAATTTTCGTTTTTGGCTTCCAATAGGATCAGACTTGCATGAAATGTCTGAGCAAGTTTTGGATATTTTGAGAGCATCAAAAAATTAAGCTTAAAGTATATTGTAAATACATATTCTAATTTGTATGATGTGTCACAAATACTGCGCTGAAAGTTTTTGTTTTTATGACCCGTTTCTTTTTTAGAAGCGGGTTTTTTAATTTTAAAACCCCACTCGCTTAGGACGCTTTGCGAGTTTACTTGCCGGACGGATTACGGCGCAAACGGCCCCGCTACATACTAGTTATTGGCGGGGCTTTTTCTTTTTGGAGTATGTATGACTGAATTTCAAAAAATTACGCATGAGATTAGACAGCTCCAAATAGAGCTAAACCATTTGGGAAGTTGCAATACAAAAGGTTTAAATACAGAACAGATCGCTCACCTAGATGAGCGATTTTTTTTGGCCATTGAAAAGCAACATAAATTAATTGCCCGTCTCAACAGTAAGCCAGAGGGCTTTTTATAAGAGGCTAGAGGCATGGATGATAAAGAGTACTTTTGGCTTACAAGAAAAAAAGAACCTAAAACCAAACCCAAATCCAGACCACTGCCTAAAGCTACCCAAAAGTACTTAGAGGCAGAAGAAGAATTTACTCAAGCTTTGGATAATCTGGAAATTAAATACGAAAAGAAACTCCAGTTTAAGTCTACTAAGCATTGGCGTTTTGATTTTCATTTAATTGAATATCGTATTTTAGTTGAAATTGCTGGTGGACCTTGGTCAGGTGGCCGAAAGGGCAAGCTGGCTACAAAAGCGTGGAGTATGGACCGTTACGATGTTGCTGAAGAAATGGGATATACCGTTGTTCGGTTAGAGGCAGCACCAAGATTTAAGATTAATGAATCTGGTCCATTGCAGATCCAAGCTCATTTCGCTAGTCAGTGGCTTAAAAACTTAAAGAGGCAGATTTTTAATGGAGCAGATCAGACCATTTCCACCGACTGATTTTATTGATCAAGCAGATGAAGAAGAAGCAATTAGACTAACACCAGCACCAGATCTAAAAAAATGGGTTGTTGCTAATTACTTAACTATAGGTGGACCTCTTTATAACCCCGATCATGATCACATAGCTGAGCTGCTCCACGATAATGAAGAATTTTTAGCATTTGCTTGGGCCTCTTCTGCATATAAAAGCAAGCAGGCGATGGTGCTGGGGCAATGTGAAAAAGTCATGTTCAATGTTGGTGGCTGGCGCAAAGCTAGACAAGAGCAACAGATGCGAGACTGGTTCGGCTTTGTGCCAACTTACTTAATAACTGTCGACGCTTCTTTTTGTGAGCGTGCAAATGATACAGAGTTCTGTTACTTGCTTGAACATGAGCTTTATCACATTGGAGTGATGAGAGACGAGGACGGAGAAATTGTTTATAGCGATAGTTCTGGTCTTCCTAAGCACTATCTTGCAGGTCATGACGTTGAAGAGTTTATTGGCGTAGTTAAACGTTATGGACCAAGCAAAAATGTTAAGCGACTTATTGAAGTCGCAAAAAATCCGCCGTTTGTTTCGAATCTTGATATTTCAAAATGCTGCGGGAACTGTGTAATCAATTGAGCCAAATGGCTCTTTTTTTGCCCATTTTGTTATACGTAGTTATACGATGAGGAAGTTATGGCGACACTAAAAGAGCCTGTGAAAATCTTTATAGTTCAGTCTCTTGCTTGTCGTGATACACCTCAAGAAGTGGCTGAACTCGTAAAACAAGAATTTGGCGTTGATATAGATCGTGTTCAAGTTGCAACTTATGACCCTACAAAGGTTGCTGGTAAGAACTTAAGCAAAAAGTATGTCGAACTATTTGAAAAAACCAGAGATGAGTTTGATAAAGGCTTAATTGATATTCCAATTGCTAATAAGTACTACCGATTGAAGCAATACCAAAGACAACTTGAGAAGACTAGAAACGTCAAAACAGCCTTAAAAATTCTTGAGCAAGCCGCTAAAGACATTGGTGGTCAATTTACTAATCGCCAAGAAATTACAGGCAAAGACGGCGGACCAGTCCAAACAGTTAATTCAGAAATTCCAGTTCCAATGGAAGATTACTTAAAAGCGCGGAGGGAAGTCTTAGATGAGTACTGATGCGGCTCGGGATAAAGCCATCCGGATCGAGGCGCAAGAAGATTTATATTTCTTCACAAGGTACATGTTTAAGGAGCGCCGTGGTTATAAATGGATGCAAAATTGGCACCACTTAGAAATCTGCGAAGCTTTAATGAAAGTTTATCGCGGAGAGATAAAGCGGTTAATTATTAACGTTCCACCACGATATTCTAAAACTGAAATTGCTGTAATTAATTTCATGGCTTGGTGTTTTGGTAAGAATCCAGACTGTGAGTTTATTCATATCAGTTACTCGGCAATGCTTGCCGCAAATAATGCCTTCCAAATACGAACCCTTGTGCAAGAAGAGGCGTATAGAAAAGTCTTTCCCGAGCTTACATTGCGTGATGATAGTAAGGCTAAAGACTTCTGGAGAACTTCCCAAGGTGGTGTCTGCTATGCGACTGGTACAGGCGGCACGATTACCGGTTTTGGTGCAGGAAAACTTCGTAAAGGCTTTGGCGGCTGCATTATTATTGATGACCCGCACAAAGCACATGAAGCTTCATCAAAAACTATTCGAGAAGGGGTAATTGATTGGTTTCAGAACACACTCGAATCGCGTACTAACTCGCCAGATACGCCGATCATTGTGATTATGCAGCGACTTCATGAAGATGATTTAGCTGGATGGTTGCTAGGTGATAGAAAAGACGGCGTTCCTGTAGCTGGTGGTAACGGTGAAGTGTGGGAGCATCTATGTCTTTCAGCTATTCAGGAAGACGGATCGGCACTATGGCCAGCAAAACACAATATTCAAAAATTGAGACTAATGGAGCAAGCGGCACCGTATGTATTTGCCGGACAATATCGTCAAATGCCATCACCGCCAGCAGGCGGTTTTTTTAAGCCCGACAATATTCAAATTGTTGATGCTTTGCCTGCAGATGTAGTGAAGCAAGTAAGGGCATGGGATTTTGGCGCTACAGAGAATGAAGGCGACTTTACAGCAGGTGTGCGAGAAGCTCTTGGTGCAGATGGTTTTACTTACATTGTCGATGTTACAAGAGGACAACTTGGTCCAGACAATGTAAATAAACGCTTAAAGCAAACCACTGAGCTTGATGGAAAAAACGTAACTGTTCGAATTCCTCAGGATCCTGGTCAAGCAGGGAAATCTCAAGCTCTGGCATTTACAAAACTTCTCAGTGGCTATCATGTGGTTGCAAAACCAGTATCGGGTGACAAGATCACTCGGGCACAGCCTTTTGCCGCTCAAGTAAACGTTGGGAATGTTCGAATGCTTAAAGGTGAATGGAATAAGGATTTTATTGATGAGCTTCGTCATTTTCCTAATGGCACACATGACGACCAAGTGGATGCAGCTTCAGATGCGTTTAATGAATTACATGAAGGTTTTGAAGCCTTCTTTGCTGATATGGGATTTGCTCGATGAGTGATGTAACTTTTCAACATGCTGAATATGTTAAGAACTTGCCATACTGGCAAAAACTTGATGATGTTTGTGAAGGTGAAGATGCAGTTAAGGCTAAAGGTGAAAAATATTTGCCGATGCCAAATGCACATGATAAATCACCTGCAAATAAAAGCGCTTATGAGGCTTATCTTACCCGTGCAGTCTTTTATGAAGTAACAGGGACTACATCAAATAGTTTAGTTGGTGCAGCTTTTGCAACCGATCCAAGTTTTAAATTTCCTCCGGAACTTGCTCATTTAGAACGTAATGCAAATGGTGCTGGTTTAAGTACTTATCAATTGGCTCAAAATGGAATTCGCCATTTATTGAAGCATTATCGTTGTGCTTTATATGTAGATTATCCTGATGTGCCGCCAGCTCGTAATCTAGCGGAATTTAAAGCACAAAAAGCCTATCCGATGATTCATTTACTAAATGCCCTTGATGTAGTGAATTGGGATTCAGTAATGATCGATAACCAGAAAAAGCTTTGCTTAGTGGTTATACGTGAATTTAAGTCTGAGCGCGGTGCTGATGGATTTAGTAAAACCGAACAAGAGCAATATCGTGTACTTCGTTTAGAGCAAGAGGGTAATGGGGAATATATTTATTCCGTTCAGGTGTACACAAAGGGTGAAAAGGGTAACTGGGTTGGCGGAGATAAGAAATTTCCAACAGATTACAACGGGAATTTCTGGACCTATATACCTTTTACATTTGTAGGTGCAATTGATAATTCAGAAGAGATTAAAAAGCCTCCATTACTTCCTTTGGCTAATCTCAATTTAGCCCATTACAGAGACAGTGCGGACTTTCAAGAGTCCGTTTTTTATATGGGGCAACCTCAATATTATGCGAAGGGTGTTAATTGGGAGTGGTATGACCAAGCCAAGAAACGTGGCATCTACATTGGTGCGAAAGTACTTTTGCCTTTACCTGAAAATGGTGGTTTAGGAATTGTACAAGCCGACCCTAATACTCTTGCCCGGGAAGCGATGAAAGATAAGTGGGAAAAAATGAAGGAGATGGGGGCGCGTTTAATTGAGAAGGGCTCGGGAAGTAAAAAGACCGCTACAGAGGCAAATAGTGATGACGCCGTTCAGCATTCAGTTCTTTCGCTCTGTGTCGTTAATATGAATGAAGCCTTGTCAGCAGCATTACGATGGGCTGCTAAGTTTGTAACGCCTAATGTGGATGTTCTAACTAAAGATGATTTGATGTTCGAAATCAGTCAAGAATTTAACAAACAGGGTTATTTAGCTGAGTTAGCTCGACAGTTATTTGAAGCAGCTCTACAAGGCCGATCTTCATTTAAATCATGGTGGGAATACAACCAAACAGGTATGTTCCCTAAACAAAAATATGAAGAAGAGCTTCAGAATGTTGAAGCAGAGCAAGATGGGACTTTAAATCAAAAGGTAGAGTGAGATGGCAACAGATATCAAAAAACTATTTGAAGCACTCACTCAGCACCAGGCCTATCTTTATCGTGCTTCATCAAAAACGGTAAATGAGTTATTGGCTTTATTCAATGATGATACGAGCAAGATGCTATCTAAGCTTCGGGATTTATTGGATGAGCTTAATGAGTCGGAGAAAGTTGCTTTAGCTGGTGGTAAATATACAACTTCAAATTTAAGGGAAATTAGGGATTTGATTGCCCAATGGTTTGCCAGTGTTAATTTAGCATTACCTGAAGCTTTTGCCGTTTCTGCTACGGCGCTGGCTGTTTATGAGGCCAATTACGTAGCTAAGCTCTATGGAGCAAAAATTAATAAGCCTGATGGGGAAAAACTATTCTTATCCGCTAAAAAAGTTCCGTTGGCAGGTGGCGCTCTTGTCGATGATCTGCTTTCAATAATTGCTGAAAGTGCCCGTCAAAAGGTTGAGTATGCAATTCGAGATGGTATTAATTCAGGCAAAACTAACCAAGAAATTGTTCAGCGTATTCGTGGTACCAAACGGCTTAACTATGAAGATGGGATCTTAAATGGTACCAAAACTGATATTGAGCGAACGGTAAGAACTGTGCGAAGTCATGTAGCTAATCAAGCCTATCTAAATAGCTTCAACCAAATTGGCTTTGAATATGTCCGATTTGTTAGCGTTTTAGATGGACGAACTTCTAAGCTTTGCGCTTCATTAGATGGTTCAGTGTGGGAAATAAATGATCCGGCAAAGCGAGTGCCGCCGTTACATCCTAACTGTCGCAGTATCTTGGTTCCGGTCGAGAAGGACGGTCAACTTGTTGGCGAACGGCCATTTGTAATGGACGAACGTCGAGTTAAAGACATTCCAAAAGATGAGCGAAGTCAATTAATCGGCCAATTGGATGCCAATACAACGTTCAGAGAGTTCTTCAAGAAGACTGATGATTTCTTTCAGAAAGAATGGCTAGGACCAAAGCGCTACAAGCTCTACAAGGAAGGGAAATTTGATTTTGAAAAGTTCTTTGATCCTGAAGGGCGACTGTACACATTAGACCAGCTTCGTAAGTTGGATGAACAGACATTTAAGGAGTTGGGCTTGTGAGTATTAGTCCAGAATTCATCTTTGTTTCTATTTTTATTGTTAGTGGGCTTATTTACTGGCAAAGAAACAAACATTTTAAAGATTACTTAAAGCGGAAACGCTAAATAACATTTCAACCATAGCACCATCGGGTGCTTTTTTTTGTGAGAAGAAAATGATCAAAGAAGTAACAGAGCAAGAGTTAGCTGAAAAGTCTGTGGCACCCCGAGTAACTAAAGCGCAAATTGATTCATTGATGGAGCGTGTTACATATACGGTTGAGCAACGCCCCGGAGGTACGACATCTACTTTTGTCCATGCATTTTTAGATGGAAAGTTTTTTCTAGCAACGGGTTTTAGTGCATGTGTGAATGCTGAAAACTTTGATGCTGAAATTGGTGAGCGTATGGCTCGTGGAAATGCAGAAAAGTCAGCCGAAAATAAACTTTGGGAGCTAGAAGGCTACCGTTTATTTGCAACAAATTTCTAAGTTTTTAATCGAAATTAAGCGTCCTAAAGGGCGCTTTTTTATTGCCTGCCGAAAGCGGATGCTAACGGCGAATCCGGGCGGATGCCCATTTTGTATATATAGGTTGGATGACCAATGAAACTTAAAACAGTAACAATCGACGGTAAAGTTTATGCGGAAGTAGACGGTGATAAGCCGATCTATATTCATGATGACGGTAAAGAAATGCCACATGATGCACCACATTCGGTAGCAACAATTGCACGCTTAAACAATGAAGCTAAAACACATCGTGAAGCCAAAGAAGCAGCCGAAAAAGCATTAAAAGCTTTTGAAGGAATTGAAGACCCAGCGGCAGCTAAAAAGGCATTACAAACAATCCAAAATCTCGATGATAAAAAGCTGGTGGATGCCGGTGAAGTTGAGAAAGTGAAAGCTGAAGCTATCAAAGCAGTTGAGGAAAAATATGCCCCGATTGTTGAGCAACGTGATGCTCTTGAAGCCTCATTGCATAAAGAGCTTATCGGCGGTGGTTTTGCTCGTTCTAAGTACATTCAAGACAACATTGCAGTTCCTGTGGACATGGTTCAGGCAACTTTTGGCCAGCACTTCAAAATCGAAGAAGGCAAGGTGGTTGCATACGATCCGAACGGCGAAAAGATTTATTCACGTGTCCGCCCGGGTGAACTTGCAAATGTTGATGAAGCTTTAGAGTCCTTGGTTGGTGGATACCAGCATAAAGACTTAATTCTTAAAGGTGGTAAAGGAACTGGTGGCGGTTTCCAAAGCGGGGGCAAAGGTGGAGCGCCTGCAGGAATGAAACGCAGTGAAATGTCTGTTTCTCAGAAAGCTGACTACATCAAAGAACATGGCAATGATGCCTTCCTAAAACTGCCGAACTAATCATTAAAAATTTGGAGATAAGTCGTTATGACTACAACAGTTAACTCAGACATGATCATCTACAACCAATTGGCACAAACTGCTTATTTAGAGCGTTTGCAAGACAATTTGAATGTATTTAACCAAGCCTCTAATGGTGCAATTGTTTATCGTAATGAGATCATTGAAGGTGATTTCAACAAAGAAGCATTCTACAAAGTGGGCGGTAGCATTAAACATCGTGATGTGAATTCAACCGCCAAAGTAGTGCCTGAGAAAATTGGTTCTGGTGAATCTGTAGGTGTAAAAGTCCCATATAAATATGGCCCTTATGCTTCCACTGAAGAGGCATTCAAACGCCGTGCACGTACACCTGAAGAATTTGCAATGATTCTTGGTTATGATTTAGCAGATGCATTGGTTGCAGGACGTTTACAGTACAGTTTAGCCTCATTAAAAGCAGCTATTTCTAGCAACCCAGATATGGTTGCCAAAGGCAGTATTGCGGTAGATGGCCGTAAAGCACTAACACGTGGTATGCGTAAGTTTGGTGATAAGTTTGGTCGTATTAGTTTGTGGGTGATGAACTCAGATACTTATTTCGATATTGTCGATGATGCAATCACCAAGCAAATTTATGGAGAATCTGAAATCGTTATCTATGGTGGTTTACCAGGTACCTTAGGTAAGCCGGTATTGGTTACAGATGCTGTAGGTGATGATGATGCATTTGGTTTGCAAATGGGTGCGGTTACTGTTACAGAATCACAAGTACCTGGCTTCCGAGCTTATGACATCAATGATGAAGAAAACTTAGGCATTGGAATGCGTGCTGAAGGCGCGTTCAACTTAGATATTCTTGGTTATAGCTGGGATACATCAAAAGGCGAAAACCCTGACCTTACTTTACTTGGTTCAAGTGCCAACTGGAAAAAACATGCTACTAGCAACAAAATGACAGCAGGCACATTGCTTGACTTGTCTGGCACAACAACTGGTTAACTCATAAACATCTCACTATAAGAGGGCTATTAAGCCCTCTTTTTACATTAAAGAGAAATGCATCATGAAGCTAATCTATACACGTATTGCGGCAGCAGCTGCATTAGAAGTAGGGACTATTGCAAACCCTGAATATTATGAATATCCAAATCGAAGTGCTGAAGAGGTAATCATTTACGGTGATTACTCGAAAATTCAAAATGATTATGAAGCTTTGAATATTCCAGTTGAAGTTCGCAAATTGGAAGAACCTGCAAAAACAACTTTGGCCACTGTAAATGTAGCGGTTGGAATTACTCCAGAGCTGCAAGAAGTTATTGATAAAACTAAAGCTGAGTGTGAAAAGGTTGTTGAGGAAAACGGACAACTTAAACAGAAAATCGAAATCTTGGAACAAGCTAGTGGTGATAGTTCGGAGTTAATTTCTGAAAACTCACGTTTAAAAGATGCTGTACTCCAAGCTGACAATGCTACTAAAGCGGCTGAAGAAAAGGTAGTAAGCATTCAAGCAGAGTTTGATGCTTTTAAAAATGATGTTGCTGCTATGCAAGCGCGTATTGCTGAATTGGAAGCTGGAAAAGCGGCAGAAAATTCAGCAACAGAAACGGCAGTTAATGATTTTGAAAACTGGTCAAATGATCAATTAAAAGAGTATTTGGCTAGTAAGAACATTGGCTACAAGCCGTCTGCAACAAAAGCAGAACTCCTTAAATTAATCCCGAAGGAATAATGCAATGAGCTTTATTACTGTAGATGACGCAAATTCAATTTTGGGCAGCGATTTTGCACCAGACAGTGATAAAGCTCGTCTGGTTCAACTGGCAAATGTCTGGATGAAAAAACGGATTGGTTTTGTACCAGATCCTATTGATCCACTTCTTAAAGACGCGGCTTGTGAAATTATCAAAGGAATTCTGGCCAAAGTAATTTATAACGGCAAAGAGCAGTTGCTTAAACGAAAGAAAGTTAAAGCTGATTCAGTCGAATCTGAAAAAGAGTATCAAGAAGGTACTGAAGCGATTTCTAGCTTTGAACAGATAGCAATTGATTATATTGATTCGCTTGATTTGAAAGATCCAAATGCAAGTTTTAATGGCTTTGGCATACCACTTTACAGGGCATGATATGGGCTTACGTGACGAAATTCAGGCAGATATTGCTGAAGCATTTAATGAAGATTTAGCGGACGCCGTTCATACCTTTACGTGTGAACGGATATCAAAAACAAATTGGGATCCTAAGACTGAAACTCATGTTGAAGTTAAAGAAAACTATTCTGGTCGTGGCGTTCTGTTTGGCTCATACAGTCAATATGAGATTCAGACACTTGGAGTGCTGGCCACAGATAAAAAGGCTACAGTGCTGCAGAATGAAGTAACCATGGTGCCGAAAATAGATGATGAATGGCTAACAGCCTTAGGCTCATTTCGAGTTATCCATATTCAACAAGATCCAGCCAGTACAATCTGGAAATGTCAGCTTCGAAAAGTGTAGGGGCTAAAATGGTTAATCCTGATTATGTTCCTGAATGGTATATATCGCCTTTTCAACATGTGCAGTACACGCTTGCTCGAAATCAACTACACATGGATTTGTTATTTGAAGATATGGATAAGGCCGATCAATTTTTGGATATGGGAGCGGATGCGCAAGTTAGTACTTTTTCTGATGGCGCATATGCAATCGTCCAAATTGGTGATACGGCGGATAAAGACCGAATTCAAGTTTATGGATTGCTTTTACATGAAGCTGTTCATGTCTGGCAAAAGATTAAAAAGCTCATGGGTGAACGAGAACCGAGCTCTGAGTTTGAAGCTTATTCAATTCAGGCGATCGCTCAGGATCTCTTTAAGATGTATGAGGAAAGCGAGGTTAAAAGTCATGGGGTGGAAGGGGAAAAAGCCGACTAGTTTTAGTCTTGATGTGTCTAAAGCGGCAGAAGACCATGTGAAGAATATTGTCATGGATACTGTGCAATCCTTAGTTAATTTAAGTCCCGTCGATACTGGAGCATACCGTGCTTCACATATTGTTTCGGTTGGATCTGGTGACTATGACATACGTGGACCTGAAACTAACCCAATTCAAGATGCTGCTATTCAAGCTGTAAAGATTAAATTGGGCAATTTGGTCTACATACAGAATAACCAACCTTATGCTGAGCGCTTAGAAAACGGTTGGTCTGATCAAGCGCCGCAAGGTATTTATGGCCTCACGTTTAATTTTATTTCTCAAAAGTACGGTGGCTAAAATGACAATGACTTTAGAGCAGACAAGGCAAGCTATTATTGATCGCATGCAAAGCTTTACAGGTATTACGCAAGACAGAATCCAGTATCCAAATTTACCAGGCTTTAATGTACCTAAAGATGGTGTTTGGTGCCGCTTAACGATTGCAGGTGGTCCCAGTTTTACTTCTGGCATTGCAGATAAGCCATGTACTCGCCGTACCGGTAATATCATGATTCAATGCTTTGCACGTCCCAATTCAGGAATAATTGAAATCACAAAATTGAGTGATGCATTACTTGCTCATTTTGAATATTTCACAATCGAACACTTAGAATGTTTGAATGGCCAATCTATTTATGCGGGTAAAGATGCTGACTTCATTCAATACAATGTATCAATAAGTTTTTTAGTTAACTAAAGCACATAACAAACCAATCTTTCACTACCACCTCATCGGTGGTTTTTTTATGTCTATAGGAATCACTTATGAGCAATTTCGTTTTTAAGCGTGGTGACACTTTCAATTTAAACCTTCAGTTAGTCGATATGGATGAAGCCCTGCAATATCCACCTGATGATGTTCGCCGTGCAATTGATCTCACTGGTTATACATTCACTTCACAAGTTAAAGCTTTGGCTGATGGTGCAGCTGTGGCCACGTTAACTTGTACTGCATTAAGTCAAAGTACACAGAAGGGATGGCTGAATATTAAATCAGGTACAAGCACAGCAGCATGGCCACTTGGTTTATGTCAGATGGATATTAAAGCTGTGGTGAGTGGCACTACACAGCACACTGAAACTTTGACTTTCCAAGTGATTGACGGGGTAACAGCATAATGGCAAATCTAGTATTTAAATTTACATGGGATCATCGGCCATTCCCATATAACACCTCACAGGGCAAGCGGCAGTTTATGTTGCCATTTGCGTCAGGTATTCCCAATCTCGCACCCAACTTTTCTCAAGTAGTGGGTACAGCAGCTATCTCTCAAGGTGGTACCGGGGCGACAACCGCAGCAGATGCTCGAAATAATCTTGGAGCTGCTGCTAGTGGTGTAAATAGTGATATTACTGAGATAAAGGGCTTAACTACAGTACTATCTATTGCACAAGGTGGTACAGGGGGCAACTCTCCATCAAATGCAAAGTCAGCGTTGGGTTTAGGTGATGCAGGTGTTCTTGGTTACTCTCTTACTACAGTTGCCTCACTGTTTTCTAAAACTCTTGTTTCCGAGTGGACAAGCGTTTTAGGTACTAGTCGACTTGTTAATGTAGCGCACGGTGACTGGCAGGGGGGTAGTACAGCTAACTCTCTTTATATGCCTCAGCGATATGGTAGCGTCTTGGGTTATTACTCAACCGATTCTATTGGCACATATGCTTGGCAACTATTTAAAGGTGTCTCTGGTCATCAAATGTCTTACCGTTATGGTGCTGGATCTGATGCATGGTCAGCATGGGGGCATTTAAAGACCAGCTTCAATACATCAGTTGATGCAAACGGATTCTTAAAATCAGCCTCACCAGTAGTTAAGTTGTTTAACGACCATATCGAACTCAATAGTGATGCAGAAAAACAGCCGATTGAATTTAAGAAAGTTGATGTAGGCGATTATTTACTTAAAGGCTCTTTAGGCTTTGCCCAAGAAGGTTGGTACATCGAAGTACCCAAAGACGCAAATGGAAACACGATCGTAGCTGTGGTGTATGACACATTGGAAAACGGTGATCTATCTATTAAGACTTATAAACGTAAGTTTGATTTTGAACTTGCTGCAGTTGTTGCAGACTTGGAATTACCTATAGATATTCCAGAAGGTCGCTGGATTGATATTCGCTTGCATGAAGAACCTGAACCAGAGCCTGAGCCACCGACAACTGAAACACCTTTTGAGTTTCAGCCAACCAATTTATCCGAAGCCGTAGCTGCCGCCATGGTTGGTATAGCTCCGCCAGATCTCTCAGAAGAAACCCAGTAAGGACCCGCTAATTTAGCGGGTTTTTTACGCCCTCTATTTTTAACGACCCGCTCATGAAGCGGGTTTTTTTATGCCTAAATTTTGGAGAACTATAAATGAGTTCAGGCGCAAAAATTCGATTATATGCTTGTGAAGAAGCAGTATTAGGGACGACTCCAGCAAACCCAATTTGGTACACAGTTCGCCGTGTAACCGATGGCCTATCAGAAAATGTCTCTACGGAAGAAAGCAGTGAAGTAGTTGACTCACGCTATCGTCAAGGCGGTGTAGTTACTGAAGCGGAAGTTGCTGGTCAGTTAGAGTTTGAATTGTCACTTGGTACCTTTGATTTATTCTTAAGTGCTTTAGCATTTAATAACTGGGCAACGAATAGCTTAACCATTGGCGGTAATGTACGTAAGTCTTTAACGCTGGTTAAAGTTTTTGAAGATATTGGGCAGGTGTTTATCTACCGTGGTGTGCAGGTAAATACCGGTGAAATTACCATTCAAACAACCGGGAAGATCACTGGTAACTTTGGTTTAGTAGGTAGCTCGTTTACTCGTCAGCAAACGAACCCTGTAGTGAATCCGGTTGCAGCTTCGACTCGTCCGCTTGTCAGTATGCCGAACGTGGAAAACTTGCTTGTAAACGGCCAGTCAATTCAAGGCAAAGCATGTCTACAGTCTTTGACCATTTCTATTAACAATAACCTTGAAGCAATCCGTTGTATCGGCTCAGGCAAGTACACACCAGAGTTCTACATTGAAAAGATGATGGATATCGAAGCAAATGCTTCATTCATGTTTTCTTCAACATCTGCTGGTTGGATTGATGCCATTAAAACCCGTGATGTATTTACACTGACCTTTGATATTAAAGACAGCAAAGGCAGTAAATATTCGTTTAACTTCCCGCAACTGGAAGTCATGGAAGCCAATCACCCAGATGGCGGTGGTGACGACATTATTACTGTAGACATCAACTTTGCCCAAGTCCGTACAGCTCCAACGATTGTACGTGCTCTTGTGTAATCGGCTTAATCAGTAACAAAGCCTATGGAATCCCATGGGCTTTTTTATTTCAAAAATTTCAGAGGTTGCTATGGCTTTAAAAGTCGGAATTATTAAAAGCTCAGATGTTGCTCAGTGGTGCACATTTGAAACTGAAGGTGGGCAGGCTGAGTTTAAGATCCGGGGAATTGGTTATAAGCCCTTTCAAGTTGCATTAGAGAAGGCAGGAAACCAAATCACATCCAAAGGCTATGATGTGATGGTAAAAGATGAAAATGCCAAGCTATATCATGAACTATTATTAGATGCATGTGCTGCTCACCTGATCGAAGATTGGAAGGGTGTGGTATTTGCCGAAATCGTAGACGGTAAAACTGTCGAGTCCGAAAAACCTTATACCCCTGAGAATGCTTCAAAACTTCTCAATCAAGGTGACATTGGTATTGCGATCTGGTTATTCATTAAAGAGCAGGCCCAGAAGATTCAGGAAGAAGCCGACAAGGACAAGGCTTTAATTCTGGGAAAGTCATCGAGCTCTACAAATACCAAAAAACGTATGCGTCGAAAACGCCGCACGAAATCGAACAAATCAAGTTCTTAGGTGGCCAAATTCCGGATCCGCCAGAATATTCTTATGTGGCTGATTCCATTCTTTCGGCATTTAGCACTATATGCAGATCCAGACGGTACGAGCAGAGCATCCCGTTATCTTTAGATCAGCAGGCAATCAATGTCTATGCAGAGCATAATGATTTACCAGTAGCTGCTCATATCTTTAATGACTGTATTTTTGCATTGGATAACTTGTTTTTAGATGAAGCCCATAAAAAAATAAATTCCAAGTCCTCAAAAAAGTAACCCTAGAGTTATTTACATATAATAACTCTAGGGTTATTATTATCTCATCAAGTTAATAAGGGATTGGTGTGAAAAGTCTGGATTTAATCAAAATGATTGAAGCAGATGGTTGGTATGAGGTTAGGGTTTCGGGAAGTCATCATCACTTTAAACACCCAACCAAAAAGGGGTTAGTTACAATCCCACATCCTAAAAAGGATTTACCAAACGGAACTGTTAAAAGCATTTTGAAACAAGCGGGTCTAAATTGACCCGCTGTTTCCCGACTTTAAATACTATATCCCTTACAACTAATCATAACGCAGTGGGCGATATGTTTATGCCAAGGGCATGGAGTGTTGAGATGTTATATCCAATTGCAATTGAACGAGGATCAGATACTGAGGCATTTGGTGTCACTGTTCCTGATATTCCAGGTTGTTTTAGTGCTGGTGACACACTTGAAGAAGCTATTGAGAATGTTAAAGAAGCTATTTCAGGCCATTTAGAAATATTGGCTGAAGATGGTGAGGAAATCCCATTAGCTTCCGAACTAGTTAAATTTGTCGATGATCCTGAATATAAAGGAATGATCTGGGCGGTTACCGAAGTTGATGTTAGTCGTTATCTGGGTAAACCAGAAAAAATCAATGTTACTTTACCAAGCCGTTTGATTCGTAAAATTGATGAGAATGTAGGTAAAGGTAAGAGATATACTACTCGATCGGCTTTCTTGGCTGCTGGTGCTGAAAAACTTTTACATGCATAGCCTGATTTAAAAGACCACCTTCGGGTGGTTTTCCTTTATGTGACATTTAGTAACCAGTTTGTTAAAGTTAGTACACTTTATAACAAAAGGTGAAATTCATGAAAAAAATATTGGCTGCGGGTTTAATTGGTCTTGGGTTAGTGGGGTGTGGTAAGAAAGAACCAACCGCACAAGAACTTAATGCATTCAAAGAAATGAAGGCTCAAGAGTCAGTGAAGGCCTTATTAAAGGACCCTGGTTCTGCTGAATTTAGAAATATGAATGGTATGTGTGGCGAAGTAAATTCAAAAAATAGCTTTGGAGCATATACAGGTTTTGTTCGTTTTATTGGAACACCTGATCTTACAATAATTGAAAATGAAACTTCTCAAGTAGATCAAACGACCTTTAACGAAGTCTGGTCAAAAGTCTGCAAGTAAACAAATCACATGGCGCCCTAGGCTGCCTTTTTAAATAGTAGTAGTTATTTGATAAAACTAACTTATTTAAATCACATAGTATATTTAATTGGCTGAATAGATATGATATTGGATGACTATCTGGGGCAAGCCGCTAATAGCAAGAAACTCGCACAGATTGCTATTAAAGAAAGGCGTTTTGACGATGCGTGGAAACATTTAAACGATCAAAAAAATTCCTATTTAAAGCATGCTAGTAAGATGGGTTTTTCTAAAACAGAAACACTGGTTCTAGACTCCTCACCACATGAAGATATGGCAAATGTCTTAAGACTAGAGGGCAAGCATAAGAATGCTTTAAGCAATATATCTTACACTTATAAGGTGGCTTATACAGCAAATCGACCAATTATTACATTAGAGAAAAAATTAGAGGCTTATTACAATAGGGCCTATAAAAAACAGCCGTTTAAAAGATTTTTATCATTACTTAAGGCTCTACCTAATAGTGACTATATTTCTGTTCGAGATTTAGTTGAAATCTACTTCCCTCTGTCTCCCGATGATGATGAAGTAGCTTCAAAAGAGGGGAATTTAAGCGAACAGGAAATTAAAAAGGTAAATGATAACTTTTTGAAGCAAAGATCTATTGCTCGCAGTAAAGAGCATATAGGCATTCCACCACCGCCGAGCAATAAGTCAGTTAAAACAGTCAAACCAAGCCACCCTGAACCCAAGTATCCAACTAAAGTTATTGATTCGAAAAAAGATAATAATTTGATTCTTAGCTATCCAGCATCTGAATGGATAATAGGATTAATGGTGGGTGTAGCATTGTTGATCGGGTTGATTTGGTTGCTATCGTAATTAAAAAAGCACCCTAGGGTGCTTTTTTTCTAGCCAAGGAACCAGCTAACTCGGCCAGAAGCTTTTTATCATGTGGTTCAAGTTCTTCTATTTTGGTTGAAATATAATCCTGATATCTTTGACCATTGGTAAGATCATCAAATTCAGATGAGATTTCACTATGAATAAATTGCTCAATAATAAATTCAGCTTTACCTAAGTTTGTTTTCAAATCGGGTAAATAAGAGTCTAACAAGCTACCTTCACCTTGAAGGCCGTATCTAAGTGCAAACTGCAATAGATTATTAATAGCTGTATTAATTGACCCGCCTTGCTGCTTTACGTAAGTAAGTAGATCACTATGTATTTGGGGGTCTAATCTGGCAGGAAACCTGATTAAATCTGATTGAGACATATTTTGTTCCTCGATGCTTGACATCAAGAGTAATATCACTATAAATTATAGTCAAGTGATATCAATTTTGATGTCATAAAAAAGCCCTGATAACTTTCGACGGAGATCAGAGCCTTTTGTCTACACTTATGAGGATATAGACATGTCTAGTTTAGCATTAAGCTTTAACGAAGTGAAATTTAACCCTGTTGTTCGAGATAATGGACAAATTTACCTAACAGCGGGTGAGTTGGCGCAGGCGTTGAGCTATAAAAGTGTTAAATCTGTAAGTAATCTTTATAACGCGAATAAAGATGAGTTCACAGATTCAATGACTCAAATCATCGAATCCGTGACAGCAGGGAATATCGAGGTCACTGATTCAGTGACCTCGAAACAAACACGAAATTTAAAAAAGAAAGTTCGAGTTTTCTCACTACGTGGTTGCCACCTAATAGCCATGTTTGCTCGTACTGCTGTAGCGAAGCAATTCCGCAAGTGGGTACTTGATGTTTTAGATAAAGAAGTTGGCACACCAGTTGCCAAAACCCACAAATCCGAACGTGAACCCCTAACCAATGCTGTAAATCTTCTTGTAGCTAAAACTAAGCATTTGAATTACAGCGATGCTTATAAATTAGTTCATCAGCGTTTCAATGTTCAGCATATTGATGAAATCCCATATGACATGATTCCTGTTGCAGTGGAATATGTTCATCATCTGATTGCGATGTACAGTAGTGCAGAGAAGAAGGCTCAAGGTTCTTTGTTTGATAATGAAACATTGGGTTTGGTTAAGGATCTGGTAGATGCAATTATTTCCCAAAACTTTGTGACAAGCAAAATCTATCGTGCAATACACATGCTTAGTAATGAACAAGGTCACTACTTAGCTGAATATGCGTTTAAAACCAATATTGCAGTTCTAAAACTCACTCGAACAATGGATTTAAGAGGACCTCTTAATAGAAAAATCATTAGTGATGATTTAAAAACCATAAGCTACACAACAGGTAATCAACATTATGGCGACCGTTGGTTTCACCCACTGATGGAGTCAAGTCGATTGATGGGAGTACTTGAAATTTCAGGTAGTCTGATTCGTCACTAATAAAATCAACTTAACAAAACCCACTCATCGAGTGGGTTTTTTAATACCCAAAACAAAACCCCAGTAGCGCTAACTACTGGGGTTTTTCATTCCACCCACCGACGAAAGTAAGAGGAAAGTAAATCTATATGGAGCATTTTAAACCAATAGTGGAGCTTATGAAAGTGTCTATTGAAAAGTATGGCTTATGGCAGACAATTATTGCCTTTTTAATTTTGTTTTCCATACCAATTCTAATCTGGAAATTACCTGAAATCATTGCAGCGATTAAAGCCTAAAACCGACCTATCAATGGTCGGTTTTTTATTACCGAAATTTTGGAAGCAAATATGACAGATAAATCCAAATGGTTTGTTTTTAAGAAAAATGATCAAGTTTTTGGATGTTTTAGGATTAAGCCTTTTTCTGATCCTGAATTTGGTAAGGCCTATAAAATGCTTTGTACCAAAAAAAGTATTTTTAGAATGAGTGCCATGCTATCAGCCCAAGAGTTTGCAAGAATTATCGCAACTCATCTTATACAGGATTGGGAAAATATTGAACTTTCAAAAACAGGAATAGCTGGAGAAAAGGAAACACGGTATTCGCCTCAATCGGCCTATCAGCTATTGATGTATGGAGATCTAGGGGCTGAGATAACTTCATGGATCTTGGAAAAGTCCAAAAGTATTACCTAGTTAAGACTCGATTTATTGCCGCCGCTTAAGGTGGTTTTTTATTGCCTGAAGGAAAGTCAAATGGCTCAAGAAGCTCGCTTAGTAATTGCTATTGATTCGGAACGCGCGAAACGCACTGCACAAGACTTATCAGTTGAATTGGATAGCATCACCAAAAAAGGGGATTTCGCCTCGAAATCTATGGACCGGATGTCTGTAGCTACTCGTGCACTAGCAGGGTATATGGCTGGGCTAGTAACAGTAAGTTCTGCCATTTCAAAGATGGATACATATACTGGACTACAAAACCGTCTTAAGTTGGTCACTAATAATCAAGTTGAACTAAATAAAGCAACGGAAGACACTTTCCGAATTGCTCAAAAAACCTATTCAGCATGGGATTCTGTTCTACAGGTCTACCAGCGTTTTAGTGATAATGCCAAAACTTTAAACCTCACAATGGTTGACACAGCACGTTTAACTGAAACAGTTTCTAAAGCTGTAGCAATTAGTGGAGCAAGTGCACAGGCTGCAGATGCTGCTTTGGTTCAATTTGGTCAAGCATTGGCTAGTGGAACGTTGCGTGGAGAAGAACTTAATTCTGTAATGGAGCAAACCCCAGCATTAGCTAAAGCAATTGCTCAGGGTATGGGTATTACAGTTGGTCAGCTACGTTCAGTAGCAGCAGAAGGTAAAATTACATCTCAAGAGATTGTAAAAGCACTTAGAAATGTAGAAAAAGATGTGGATACACTTTTTGCTAAAACTGACATTACAATTGGTCAATCATTAACTCTACTTAATAATGAAATTACTAAATTTGTAGGAGAGGCTGGTAAAGGAAGCGGAGCAGCACAGGCTTTATCAGGATCGATTCAGTTATTAGCAAATAATTTGAATTTAATTGCAGACAGTGCATTTGCCATTGGTATTGGCTTAATGACAAAAGCCGTTTTAACAAAAACGGTTGCTGTACAAGCGAGTATTGCTGCGTCAACCAAACAAGTGTTTGCCACAATTGCTGAACGTAATGCAAATATTGCAGCAGCAAAAGCTGAGGTGGAATCTGCGCTTGCCGAAGCACAAAGTACGCAGGTGACACTAACGAACATCAAAGCTACTCATGCTCAGATCATGGCAGAAATAGAACTCGAAAAAGTTCGTTTAAAAGCCCAAATCACTGAACAAGGTCGCACGGCTACCATCACACGAATGGCTCAGCTTGGACGATTACAAGCTCAAGTTGCGTTAGAGGTTGCTGCCGCAGAAACAGCTCAATCAGCATCATCTGCAAGATTATCAGCAGCCTTAACAGCGCAATCTGTTGCTACAAGTCGTTTAGCTTTGGCAAAGTCAGCGCTTATGGCGATTTTTAGCCCAATGGGTTTAGCAATTGCAGCAACAGCCGCATCTTTCTATTTACTAAGCAGCAGTTCGGATGAAGTCAAAGAGTCCCTTGCAACACAATCTGACTCGGTTAGTGATTTAACAGATAAGTACATAAAGTTAAATACTGTGCAAGCATTAACAGAGGGTGTGCGGTTACGCAAAGAGATTGAGCAGCAAAATGATGCAATTGATGATGCTAGTGGAGCTATCAAACGTTTTGCTTATATCCAAAAGGAATTATTTAAATTATCTGGCAGTGATTATGAAGATTATCAAAATGCCATTAAGTCTATTGCTACAGGTGCAAGCGATGCAGGTGATCTCTTAAAAAAGATGATTTCATCTGGTCGTTTTAGTCAGACTCAAATTGATAAACTTATTGAGTTCTCTAGTGCAGTAGCAGAATCAAAAAATAAGATTGAGCAGGGTAATACTGCTCTAAAACTCTTAAATGCTACTTCTGGACAACATGTTGAGGTAACGGCCGAATCAATTAAGCAATTAACAATTCAAACAAACTTAACAAAAGTCGCTACTCAAAATTTCACTGACATGAAAACACAAATGCTTGATTCATTACGAGCACAATTGGAATTCATTCGGTTAAATGGTGGTAGTGAAGAACAAGTTAAATCGTTGAATAAGGTAATTCAGGCATATTCTTTAAATCAAATTTCAGCAACTGATGCTGTGAGTAAGTTCAACAGTACCGCCAAAGTTCCGGTTGATAACATTAAGAAATTGCAAGAATATGCCATTAAAACGGATCAGTCTAAAATTGCGTTAAATCAGGCTAATGCTGAGCTGAAGAAACAAAACGACTTGCGTAATGAGTACCTAAAACAACATCAAACTGTACTTGGTGCTCAACAAGGAGAAACAAATGAATTAAATAACCAAGTCGCTGCACAAGAAAAGCTAAATAAATTACGAGACAATGCCAACAAAGATAATCTGAAAAATGATTTTCTTATAAAAAACACTAAGGCATTTGGTGGTGGCGAAAAGGGTCTTGATAAGGCGCGTGCGGCATCAGAGTTTTATACCGACAATAAAATTCCGATGACTAGAAGTTTAACTGGTCAGGAATATGCAATTTTTGAGGCTTGGTATAAGAAGCAGAAGGAAGTCAAGGACTTACAAGAAAGCATTTCTGAGTCTACCAGAAAGCAAACAAAAGAGGTTGAAAAACAAACCAAAGAGTCTGCCAAACAAGCTGTTCTACTTGCGGGGAATAATGAGCGAGTGAGAAATATGCTTCGGGTTTACCAATCCTTCCGTAATGCAGGCTTAGGCGATAAACAAGCTCGTGTAATGACAGCTCAAGTTGGACGAGAGACTGATTTTAGAAATGAGGCAATGTTTGGTAGTCACAAAGATGCCAATAATGGTTATACCAACACAGGATTTTTATCATGGCAAAAAAGTCGCTCAACTAAATTAATGCAGTCTTTACAAGGGCAAGGAGTCTTGGATAAAAACGGTAAAATCCAGCAAACTCAAGATGCATTGGATGCAATGGCTAAACATGCTGTGCAAGAGGCGATGACCGATAAAAGTTATAGTAAATCTAAAGCAGCTCTTCTTAATGACGATTTAGACTATCGAAGTTTAGAGAGAATTGTTGCCAAAAATTTTGTTGGCTGGGACTATGACGGGAAAAAGCTTGGCAAAGCTAAAGCTTCACAGCATTTAGCCAAACAAGACTCTTACTATAATCAGCTTAGTAAAATTTTAGGAGATAACCCCGAAGCAGCCTCAAAAGCAATCGGCGATCTTTCGAAGTTCGAAGATGAAGCATATAAGGCACGTGCTAAAACTCTTGAGGAAGTTAAGCAGCTACAGGCAACATATGATTCAGAAACAGTTGCTAGAAGCAAAAAACGTGAGGAGGAAATCAACAAAGCAACCATTTTAGGTCAATCAAATTTAATCCCAAAAATTAATGAGCGTTATGATGCTGAAGACAAGTTAGCTCAGAAGCAATTTGATTTTGAAGTAAATGGTTATAAGTGGACTGAAGAACAAAAGCTTGATTACACATATGAAACTAATTCTTTGCGATTAGTTGCTGAAGGCAAACTCTCTGAAGATCAAAGAAAGGTTGCTTTAGATGGCCTGAAATTGCAAAAGCAGCAAGAGTTAGGATTACTAAAACTTGCTCAAGAGCAACGTTTGTTTCAAGCTAAATTATTCTTGCTTTCGGAAACGCAAGCCATGCAGGAACGTTACAGACTCGAACGGGAGGAAATTCTTAAGAATACCAAGCTTTCTATAGAAGAGCGACAAAAGCTAATCGCATTATCTAAAGCCAGTCAGGATAAAGAGACACGCGATAAAGTGAATAATGCTGTTCAAAACTGGGGTGGTATCCAAGCGGATATGAATGGTACCGGCGAGTTTTTCAGACAGGATCAAGAGAGGTTTAGCCGTCTAAATGCTGCAAATGATTTAGCAGATAGTCAATTTGCTGCTACCGACCTGAATGAGCAAAACTCTTTAGATGGTTTGAATGCTCAATTCGAAGCTGGACTAATTAAGCAGCAGGATTACGAAAATCAAAAAACGGCTATCATTCAAGCTGCTCAGGACCAACGTAATCAGATAGCTGCCGAATATGCTCAGAATGCTCAAGATATTGAAGATAAGTATCACCAAGATCGATTGAATGCTCAAATTGCCCTTGGTGGCCAAATGATGGGTTCTCTTACATCGATGTTTGGTTCAATGTTTGGAGAGCAATCTAAAGCTTACAAAATCATGTTTGCCGCTGATAAAGCTTATGCGATTGCAGCTGCAGGTATTGCGATTCAGCAAAACATCGCAGCAGCTTCAAAAGCTGGTTTTCCTCTTAACTTACCGTTGATTGCTGGGGCGGTTGCTCAAGGTGCAAGCATCATTGCAAACATCCGGGCAATCAAAGATCAAGGCTTTGCTGATGGTGGTTACACTGGTCGAGGTGGGAAATATGAAGTTGCTGGAGCTGTGCACAAAGGCGAGATTGTATGGTCCCAAGAAGACATTAAAAGATGGGGCGGTGTTGGTTTTAGTTGAGAAAATGCGTAAGAGTGCAAACCCTGAAGCTTTTCTCAATAACAATGCCTCGACTGATAGTGTCATGCGCCGTGCATTGATGAGCTCTAATGCCTTTATAGAAAGCCAAAAGCAAGCTGACATCTTTAATCAACCGGTTCAAGATACTCAGATTATCTATAAAGGTAATAGAGACATACCTAAGTTAGCTTCTTCGGCAAATTCCGACTTATTCCATGATGGCAAGGTCTACTTCTCATCCAATGGTTTAGTTCAGGATCGTTCAAATCTGGATGATGTTCAGGATTTTACTTTAGGACGTACTTCACGCCCTCAAGCTGAGATTATGCCTTCAATTGAGCCTGCTTCACCGACAATCAATTTCAAAATTGAAGTGATTAATCAGGTGAGTGGGGCGACAGTTGAAGCCGAACAACTGGACGAGCAAACAGTCCGGATCATTGTAAAAGATGAACTGGATAAGCAGCTTCCAAGAACGGTACCGAAGCTTGTAAGTGATCAAATTGGTAATCCAAACTCAACTATTAGTCGGTCTTTGACTGAGAATACGACAGCAAGACGGAATCGATAGTTTTAGATTCCCCCTTATAGAAGGAAGAGATGTTAATGGAATGTAACTAAAACATTTTAAAGATAACGGTATAAGGAGGAAAAATTAAAGTTGCACTTATAGAAGAGAGAAATGTTAATGGAGCGTAACAGATACCTTTTAAAGTAACAGGTATAAGGAGAGATAAATTTAACATTGTACTTATAGAGTGGAGTGGAAAGTTAATGGAAGGTAATAGCTAATTTTTAAAGAGGTGGGTATAAGGAGGATAATTTAACGCTACCCTTATAGAAGGGCAAGAGCTGTTGACACCTTAAACCTACATCTACTTCTAAAACCCATTGACAGCCAATATTATGAAATGACCACCTTCGGGTGGTTTTTTTATGTCTGTATGCGGAAAAACCGCATGAGGATAAACAGGTTGGAAATTTATAAAGTTCCAAAAAGCAAAAACCCCAGTGTTGGCGCACTGAGGTTTTCAATTCAACTCAACCGATCAAAGTTAAGAGGAGAAATCTCTATATGACAAATCATACATCAAAATCACATTTAAAGGTAGATGGAAAAATGAGCGAATCTGGTGCTGATTATGTAGGTAAGATCCAAAGTTATGCATTACTTATTATTGCAATCTCAGTTTTGATAAGTGCTTTAGGAGGCGTTGCATGGCTATTATTAAAATAAATCAATTTGAATATTAAGAACCGACCTAATTAAAGGTCGGTTTTTTATTGCCTGAAGGAAAGTTATGTACAAGTTAAAGCTAAATCCCCAGACCAGCGGCTATGGCGTAACACCAGGTGATGATGTGAAACGTCAGCAGATGGATGGAGGACGTGGACGCTATTACATCGATGTAAAACGGAATAGCCACATTGTCGATGTGAACTGGAACTTAAGTAAAACAGATTTCAATAAAATGATGGCTTTCTGGCGTGTATACCAAAGCAAGCCGGCTTCATTTTATGCGGATCTGGTGATTGATCAGGGAACACGTCAGCAATATTTATGTAACTTCATTCCCAACTCGTTCAAGACCAATGAAGTGAATGGCAACCTTTACCGGGTAAATGCTCAGCTAGAAGTTGTTCAAAACCAGCCTAACCTGAATGCCGATATAGCATTAATTAAAGATTGGGAGGTCTAATGGATAACGAATATGCCAAGTTCTTTTTCAATCGGAAAGTTGATGTCTATCAATTTGAGTGTATTGAGCTTTCTCATCCTTCTTTTATGAATACATACCGGGTAGTCCGTAATGATGACCGAGGGGTGTATGTTCAGCACAATGAAGGTGAAGGGCAGGTGCTTTATGAATACCTGCCTATGACAATTCAAAGATCCGGAATGCTGGGCGATCTAGACCAGACTTTAACAGTCTCTATTTCAGGTCTTGGTGATATTTTGCCGGATGAGTTTGAACGGGTAATAGAAGGTCAATTTCCGGATGTAAAACCAACAGTTAATTATCGGCTTTATAGTTCAGATAATTTAAATACACCGATGCATTATCTGCTTGGCTTACAACTCGCCGGTGTTTCAATGAACCATAAAGCTGTGACGTTCAAAGCTGAATCTCCACGATTAAATACCGCTAAAACTGGAGATATCTTTGCACTAGACCGCTTTACTGGTCTCAAGGGGGCTATATGAAAAGTCATGATCATTTGCTTGATAGACAATATGACGAGGAAAACTACAACTGTGTTCATTTTGCTCATGAAGCTGCATTGGATCTATATGGAATAGACCGGGTGGAAGCACTTGAATTTTTTATGAAGCCTATTAAAGAAAAGGTATTTCTACCATCAAGGTTAAAACTTTTAAATCCACTGCCCATGCCCAAGGAAGGCTGCATAGTCGCCTTTCACTCGAGATACCGAAACAAGCCCCCACATGTGGGGCTTTTTCGTTTGGGCCGTGTTCTACATTTGATGGAAGGCGGAGTTACTTTTTTATCCGAAGAAGTGATCAAGGCAATGGGTTTTAGTCGGGTCAGTTACTATGATTAAGATTATTTATAAAAAAGATGCTTTGTCTGAAGAAAAGACGATTGAGCAGGCTCAAACCATCGGACAATGGCTTACTTCAAAATATGATTATATGCCTGAACATGTCCGTATTTTCCATACGACAAGTAATATGGATCATGCCGAAATTTCATTTGCGAATGAAGTCACGCCGAAAAATGCATATGAGTTAAAGCAGCTTGATTTCTTACCAGGTACTTTTATCGTAATTGAGAATCCTAAAGGTATTGAGCTTGGTGCAGCTGCATGGGCTGCTATTATCTCATTGGTTGTGGGGGTGGCAGTTGCATTATTAATGCCAGTACCTTCAATTACACAAACAAACCAAAATAACAACCAGTCTTCATCTGCAAATAACGAATTATCCAATCGTGAAAATAAAACTCGTGTAAATGGCCGGATTGCTGATAACTATGGAGCCGGGTGGAACACACCCGACCTAATCGCAGTGCCTTACAAAGTTTATGAAAATAACGTTGAAGTTGAACACGTTGTCGGTTGTATTGGTCGTGGTCACTATAAAATTAACGGTGCATATGACGGTGAAACCAATATTGTCGATATTGCCGGTGCATCGGTAGAAGTCTATCGACCAGGCGTTGATATTGTCTCGGGTGAGCCATATTTCTCGCTTGGTACCGAAATTACCACGCCGCCACTAACGGTTCAGCATCAAACTTCTGTTAATGGCCAAGTTCTCCGTCCAGCTGATACACAAAGCTTGGAAGGTACCAACTATCTTCTTTTTGCATATCCTAATGAGATCCTGCGGGCATCTGCAAACAATACGGATTTAACCACTAAGTTTGTAAGTAATGACCGGGTAGAAATCACCAATGCCTCATTCACGTTTAATGGCCAGACTTATGATTTAAACGGCACTTACAGCGTTTTATCGGTAGCTGATGATCGGATGGCTTTATCTAATCCAGCAGCAGTTAATCCAAATTGGTTAAAGCTAAGGGAATTATCAAATCAGCAAACTAGTGCTTTATCTCCAAAGCTTTCATCTATTGGAGAGAAGTGGATTGGTCCATTCATTTTGGACAATATTGAACGTAGTCGGGTGCTATGTAACTTTGTGGCCACCAATGGACTTTATACCGTTTCTGCAGGCGGAAATCAGGGCGCTGTTAATGTCACGATTGAAGTTGAAGTAACCCCGGTTAATGAATCTGGTGCAGCTATTGGTAATCCAATGCTGAAGCAGATCATTTTGAAAGGCTCGGCAAAGTCACGTCAGACCGTTGGTGCAACGCTGGATATGGTGACATTTCAGGGACGCTGTAGTGTCCGTGCACGCCGTTTAACTCCAACTCCGGCAGTTACCACTGTTGTTGATGAAGTAAAGTGGCAGGCGCTTTACGGTGCTTATCCTTTACAAAGCACAGTGTATGAACATGAAACAGTTTTTCGTGCACGTACTTATGCAACGACCGGAGCTTTATCTGTTAAGTCCCGTAAGATCAATTTCGATCTTCAGCGAATGTTGCCGACTTATAAAAATGGAGCAATGACGACAGAGCTATTCCCAACATCGAGTTTTGCTGATGCTTTGGTATCTATGGCACTTGATGACAAGATTGGCCGCCGTTCGATCGATGAGATTGATCTTGAAAACATCTATCGGACCTATAATGATGTAGTTGATTATTTTGGTACACCACTTGCGGCTGAGTTCTGTACCACAATTGATGATACAAACCTGTCTTTTGAAGAGCTGGTCACCAATCTATGTGATGCAGTGTTTTGTACCGCATATCGGCAAAACAATAAGCTCAAACTTTATTTTGAACGGCCAACTGATAACTCGGTAATGCTATTTAACTTCAGGAATATTATTCCTGATAGTTACAAGCATGATCTTACCTTTGGCGTGATGGATGACTACGACGGACTGATCTATGAATACACGGATCCGACCGACGATAGCCGTATCAATATCTATTTGCCGGACAAAGGAGCAAAGAACCCGAAAGAAGTGAAATCCGTTGGGGTGCGAAACAAGTGGCAAGCTCATTTTAATGCTTACCGGCTCTGGAACAAGCTTCGCTTCCAGCGTAAATCTATCACCTTTGATGCGGCACCTGAATCAGAATTACTGGTTTTACGTGACCGGATTGCTGTAGCTGATTATCGCAATGGTATTCATCAAAGCGGGGAAGTGGTACAGCAAGAAGGTTTAATCCTCACCTTAAGCCATGATGTAGATTTCATAGCTGGCAAGAGCTATGTGATCTATCTGCAAATGGGGGATGGCACAGTGGACCTTATTCCTGTTACCGCTGGATCTGCCAAGAACAAGGTGGTTTTAGGGCGGTTACCGAACGGGGCCTTAAAGCTAAGTCCTGATGATTTTGTAAATACCATCTATACAGTAGTTAATGACGATACCAAAGGCTCACTGCCTTATCTAGTCGCAAAAAGAGAACCGGCTGACCAGTTCTCTAATACAATTACTGCAATTAATTACGATGAACGGTATTACCTCAATGACAAGGATTTTATTGATGTACCGGTTGATGATTCACCGATTTACATTCGATATGACCAGCTGGATATTAATCTGGCACGTTTATATCAGATGCAAAGAGGGGATTTGCCAACGACTGGAGAAATCAGTTTTGTAGTTGAAGCAGGTGCACTAGTTTCAAGCTCAAGTTCTTATCGACCGGAAACCAGATTTGTCTATAAATTCGACTATAAGTCTAGTCCTGCAAAACGAGAGTATATCGTTCCTGCTGCAACTGAATTACCAGCGATAGATACAGGGGAGTTCCCACCTGATCTGGTGGTGAATCTAACGATTAAAGGTGCTGTTGTTGGACGTGGTGGAGATGGCGGTTTGCCTCATTTGGCCTTTGGCGCTTGGGAAACGGATCCGGATTACAACTTTACCAAAACCCGCCGTGATGGATTTCAAGGTGCACCAGGTTTATTGAATCGGCACAGTAAACTAAACCTGATTATCGATGGAGGGACGTTAGCTTGAGGCGGTTCAGGTGGTGGAGCAACACCAAGTGGTATTTATACAGGATTATCGTATGGGGTTCAGGGTATTCCGGGAGGAGCTGGTGCACCTTTTGGTCGGGTCATGACTGGACAGCCGATTTCAAATGACTCACAAGATTATCGCCTCTATCTGGAGAGTTATTTATTGGTTATGAAAATCACTGATGCTGAAGCTTCGGTACCCGGTAAAGGTTACCGAACCCAAAATGACCGTTATGGGTCTCCATTATCAGGTGATGGTGGAAACTGGGGCGAACGTGGCACCAAGTCCACCAATGATGGAACATGGAATTGGCAATACCATGGCACAACTGAAGGTCAGCCGGGGCCGGGTGGACCTGCAATTGTTGGGGTGGCACCTCTAACAACTCAACTGATTAACGGAGGGAAAATTCTACAAACCCTTTAAACCTTAAAATAACTTTGAGCACCCAATTCGGGTGCTTTTTTTATCGCTCCGATGATGAATTGGACAACAAACAACTACCGCTTCCTAGCGGTTTTTTTATTTCTGGAGAAATTAATGGAACCAGTTTCCACTAGCGGTTTTACAGCACTACTAAAATTGTACGGGATTGCAATCATGGTGACTTTAGCGGTCGGTTTGGTTGCAGCAGTGGTATTAATGACTCGTATGCCACGTTCACCACAAGAGTGGGCAGTGGGCTTGATCTGTACGGTTGTTTCAAGTTTGGCTGGTGGCTCGTTCATCATTGTGAAGTGGGGGCTTCATGAATGGGTTACTGATGTATGGGGGATGATTGCACTTGGTGGGTTCTTCTTTGTTTGTGGTTTACCTGGTTGGGCTTTAGTCCGTTGGATCTTTAATTTCATAGATAAACAGGAAGGGAAAACGATTGTTGAAGTGATTAAAGAGTTTAAGAAAGCCAGAAAAGACATCGAAAACACTTAATGCCGCCTTCGGGCGGTTTTTTACATTTATAGGAAACTGAAATGAAATTTATCAATCTACAAAGAACACTTGGTGTTGCAGTTGATGGAAAGATTGGACGCAGCACCCTTACAGCCTTATTTAAGAAGCTAGGCGCAAATCAAAGCCGAGCTGAAGAACTGGCATTAGCTGCTAACGTACACTTCAAAGATTATGCGATTCTCTACAATGAGTTGCGCTTTGCCCACTTCATTGCACAGCTTGCACATGAATCAGGAAATTTTCGATACATGGAAGAAATAGCCAGCGGCGCAGCTTATGAAGGTCGAAAAGATCTAGGTAATATTATGGCTGGCGATGGTGTGCGTTTTAAAGGCCGTGGACCGATCCAATTGACTGGCCGTGATAACTACCAAAAATATGGTCGAGCATTGGGCATTGATTTTGAATCACATCCCGAACTTGTAGCAATTCCGAGTATCGGCTTGCTAGTCGCTTGTAAATTCTGGACTAACAACGGGTTGAATGAACTTGCAGATCGTGATGACGTTTTAACTATAACCCGTCGCATTAATGGTGGTACAAATGGCTTAGTTGAACGTAAAGCCAATCTAGCCAAAATTAAAAGTTGGATGTCATGAAGGCTTTAGTATTACTATGCTTTCTCCTAACAGGATGCACAGCTCATACGATCAATAGCAATGTGAGTGTAGGTATTTGTGTGAAAGCTCTCTGAGGAGGGCTTTATTTGTAATAATCCACATAAAAAATACTTTGAATTTTAGGCTTAAATGGATCTAGTCCACCCCAGTTTTGAAAATCAATAATTTCACTTATATCCAGTGAAAATACTTTACTTAAAGGGTATTTACTTTTCTCTATGAGCAAGAAGGGTGAAATGATTTCATCAAATTGATGGGCTGTAAGATCAATAACATACTCATCATTTTCTAACCAAAAATGATGTTCATTTTCAATATTTGTCCCTTTCATGAGTTTAAAATCATTTATGCCTTCTTGTTGAAGAATTATTAATAGTAAGCTACTTGCTTCCTCACAAAAGTTTCTGGGAAAAACTTGCCATATCATTGGAGATTTTAGATGGTCTTCAAAAAACTTAAGAGCAGAGCTCGTTATCTGGTGCACCTTTTCGTATTGCAT